AAAGATACAGCTGGCAGCAAATAGCAGGGCATTGCAGGAGGTGCTGCATGGGATTTAAAGAAGACCTTGCGGAAGATATTGATGAGGTATTTTTTGATGTGGATTACTTTGGCAGCAGGCATGTTTTTGACGGGAAGGAAATAACTGTAATAATTGACAGTGAAGGGCTGGAAGAAATGGAGAAAAGGCTTGTAAGGACAGCTAACTACAAGAATGAAATCCATAAGAAGCCAGTCCTTCTTTTTGTGCGTGAAGCTGACATAGAAAGGAAGCTTACAGTTAATTCAGTTGTGGAATTTGACGGGGAAATATACAGTGCTGCCTTTATATCAAAAAACCATGGCATCTGGAAGATGCTTTTAGAAAGGAACAAGGTGTAGGGAAATGTCTGGCAGTGGTTTATTTACAGTGGATATGCGTATAGATATTTCTTATGCCAAGAATAAATTTGGCGAAATGGAAAGGAAAGCAGGCCTTGTAATGGCACATGCTGCTAACCGGGCGGCATCAGCAGGGAAAACACTGTTAAAGAAGGAAACATCAGAAAAATACCTTGTAAGGCAGAAAGACATAGAAGGGCTTGTTAAAGTAACAAAAGCATATGCTGGCAGGCCTTATGCAAAAATTATTTATAAGGACAGCCACAGAAACCTTGCGCACTGGCCTTTGAAAAGCCGTAATTTATCGCCATATAACAAAGTCATACAGTTTGATTATGACGGGAAACCGAATGTCAAAGTGTATAAAGCGGCTGTTATGAGAGGCCAGGGCAAGCAGGAACTGGGCGGGGATAGGAAGCCCTTTATACAGATTGCCAGAAGAAGTGGCAATATAGCGTTGTTCAGACGCAAAGATGGCAGCACAAATAAAATTGAAGGTGTTTCAGGGCCAGCGTTTACCCAGGTTATACAGAACCCGGACACAATGAGGAAATTCAATGAAGAAATAAAGGGCGTATTTTGGGAACGCACTGCACATGAAATAGACAGGGTGTTAGGAAAGTGAGGCATATATGACAGATGTAATGCTTATCGGTACTGCTGTAAAGGAAGTTAAGGAAATGCTTTCTTCTGGGGGCATACAGGCTTTGTATGGCAATATATTTGAAAATATAAATGTATACGGGCACGGGCTTCCGCTTCCGCAGGATGAAGATGACAGGGATTTGTGCAACTATATTGTCGTAATGTGTGGTGATGAAGAGGCGGATGATGAAGAATGGAATGTGGAAATACATTTTTCCATAAACATTGAGGACAGGGACAAATCACGCAACGGCAATATAAATGTAATGCACCTTATGAATGAAATATACATGCATTTTATTAAAAAGGGCATTATTGATGGTTATGCCAGGATGGAAACGAAAGCATATAAAGCTTTAAACATGGAATCACCTTACCCTTACTATGAGGGCGATTTAATCACTAACTGGAAGCTTCCGCTTCCGCTTGAAGAAGGACTGGAGGATTTTATATGAAACAGGTTATGTATATCGGGCCAGCCATACCAGGGCTGGTTAAAAAGGATACTGTTTTTAAAGATGGCCTGCCTGGAAAGATAGAGAGGGCAGCAGAAAATAATAAAAGCTTTGCCCGCCTTTTTGTACCAGTGGGCAAAGTATTTGATGCGAAGAAACAGCTTGGGGCAGAAGGTTCTGTACTGGCAGTTTCTTACGTAAATGTGGAAAATAATATAAACAGCATATTAAGCACACTAAATGCAGAAGAGAGTGCAGAAAGGGGAACAGATGGGCAGCACATATAAGCATAGCATACATACGAAAAGGAAAAAGACAAAAGGCATAAAGGCAGAAACGTGTACAGGCGTGGTACAGCTTGTTATAGGCACAGCACCTGTAAACACGCTTGAAGACCCGCAGGCAGCAGTAAATAAACCGTTAGTCTTAGAAGAAAAGGAAGATGTCCAGAGGCTTCTTGGAATTACAAATGAAACAGAAAGATATACCATAATGCACAGCGTACATGCTTCTTTTGACAAGCACGCTGTTTCACCGTTAATTGTTATCAATGTGCTTGACCCGTCATGCCCTGCACATACAGAGGCTGTGGCAGGTACAGAATACCAGGTGCAGAAGATGGTGGCAAAGGTAGAAGATACAGGCATACTGCTTGATAAAGTAGTTGTATCAGATGGCAGCACAGAGTACAAAAGGGATGAAGATTACCTTCTTTCCTTTAGCCAGGAAGGTTTCCTCGTGGTTGCGCTTACAGAAGACGGGGCATTAAAAGATGCAGCTAAAATAAATGTTGCTTACACAAAGCTTAACACGGAAGGTGTTACGCCGGATGATATTATTGGCGGTATTGACAGGGAAGGCATACGTTCAGGCATTGAAGCCATAAATGACGTATACCCTGAAACAGGGTTAATCCCTACGCTTGTACTTGCACCTGTATTCAGTGCAGACCCGTCAGTTGCGGCAGTCCTTGAGGCAAAGGTACAGAACATATACGGGATGTTTAACGGCAGGGCTGTGCTTGATGTGGACTGTACAGCAGATGGTGCAGACACACTTCAGAAAATCAGTGGAACCAGGGAAAAGAAAGTACCATATTCACGTTGGTGTGATGCCTGCTGGCCTATGGCCAAATCAGACGGGATGGTGCTTGCTTTTTCAAGTTTTGCAGCCGCCCTTATGCAGTCTGTGGCAATAGATAATTCTGATGTGCCGTCTGATTCCATTGACAATTATGATTTGTTAATTGATGGTATATGCACAGCGGACGGGAAAACAGTGAGGATTACGCAGGATGAGGCAAACGATTACCTTAACGCCATTGGGCTTTACACTGCCATAAGGATGCCTGGTTGGAAAGCATGGGGCAATAATTCCACTGCTTACCCAAAATCAAAAGACCCTGTTGAAAGGTGCTCTAACAGTGTGGCAATGCTTAATTACCTTGAAAACAGGTTTAAGACAGAATGTTTCCCTATGATTGGGCGCAACGCTGACCACAAAAAGATACAGAGCATAGTTGATTCATTCAACATGACATTAAATTCGCTTACGCCTGACCATATTGCTGGCGGTGAAATTATTTTTGACAGGAAAAAGAACCCAATAAGCAGCATTGTTGACGGAAAAGTGAAATTTTCTACAAAGTTTGCAACATATAACCCTATGGAATATATAGAAAATGAATTTGAATATGATGTTTCAGTCCTTGAAGCAGCACTGGAAGGAGGCAGTGGTGAATAATGAGAATACCAGATAAAACAGACAGGTTTAATATGTATGTGGATGTAGCAGATGCAGCCCACAGGGTTGCAGTTACGGCAGAAATAACACTGCCAACATTTGAATATATGTCAGAAACTGTTAATCTTTCAGGCATGGCAGGCGAAGTTGATTCGCCTTCGCCTGGGCAGATTAAAAGTACACAGATAGAAATACCCTTTACTAATATTTCAAGGGCTAACTTTGAAATTGCAAGGAAAGACAATGCAACAATTATATTAAAGGCGTCACAGGAAGTATTAGACACAGCCACCCTTACAAGGTCGCAGGTGAACAGGACTATTACAATCAAAGGCTTCACAAAAGAAATCAATTATGGGAAACTTACAAAGGGCAGTTATGGAAACCCTTCCATAAAAAAAGAAATAATATATTATAAAGACCAGGTTGGTGATGATGTAGTAACAGAAATTGACAAGTTTAACGGCATTACAAAAATTAATGGCGAAGAGCTTGTGGAAAATGTTGATATTTAGGAGGATTTGGATATGGGTAAAGATGTAATAGAAACAAAAGAAGTTGATTATGATGAAATATTAGAACAGGCAGGGCTTGAAGCAGAAGCTGATGAGGTGGCAAGTGCAGGGAGGGAAGTCCCGGAAGAGGACATGCCGGAAGAAGATACAGATGGTGAAGACAGGTTCAAAGTGGAATTTTTCAAAGAATATGCGTTTGACAATGGTGTGGAAATTAAAAAAATCAAATCCATTGACATGTCAGGGCTTCTTGACCTTACCACAATAGATGCTGAAAGGTTCGACAGGATTCTTATAAAAACAGGACACCGCCCCATATGCACTAACTTAGTAAGAATGCTGGCATTTGTAACCTGTCCGTTTTTCGTTTTTCAACAAAAAAATCCACAGAATACTCAAGAAAGGCATC